TATTATAGCATTTTCCACAATTAGAAAATACGTAATGTTTCGCAAAAGATAATCTATATTTATAAGTGTAATCTACTGAAAATGTGTTCATAATACTTGTGTAAATGTTTTGTTATTCGTTGTTAGGTTTAATATTTTAAAAAAGCCCACCACTCATACGTTCCAATCTTTCGTGTATGATTTTACAGTATTCTTCTGAAATTTCGCTACCTATCCAATTACGTTTATTAATCTTTGCCATCTTTGCAGTTGTACCAGAACCCATAAAAGGGTCATAAACTAAATCTTCTTCATTAGACCAACTTATTATATGATCATTTACAAGTTGTTCAGGGAATATAGCAGGGTGTTTACTTCTATCTGTATTTGAAAGTTCCCAAATATTAAACCTTTGTCCATATTTATTTCTTTTTCCGTATTTACCAACTTCCCCTATAGTTCCGTCAGCAAGTCTTTTGTTCTTTAAGAAAGTTCCTGATTGGTTTTTATTTAACCTATCTTTTAAAGGATTAAATGTTTTTAATTTTCCTTTTACAAATACAAACATATATTCAAAAACTTGTGCGTATCGTGTTTTTAAAGCACCAACAGCAGTAAACCCACCTTTATTCCATATCATAGTATCGTGCAATTTAAAACCACAATCCATTGCGTATAATGCTTGTTTAAAACTTGTACCTGTTTCACTTGCCTTTATAGTTGCATCACCAACTATCCAAACTACAACACCACCATCTTTAGTTGTTCTGTAAAGTTCTTTTATTACTTTTTGCCAATCAAATTCAAATCCTTTGTAAGTTCTTAAATTATCATAAGGGGGAGAAGTAACCGTTAAATCTAAAAAGTTATCTTCCATTCTTACCATTGTATCAAGGCAATTCTCATTGTATATTTTATTTATCATATCTTATATTTTTGTTCGTGCCTCACAAATGGGCTTTTTTAAAAAACTAAACCTAACACCGTATATAATTTATTTGCCACGTAGTTTGCGCTTTAGGGCAAACAAACCATATACCCAACGTTAGTAGCAATATTTAAAAAAAGGCCACCACTCATACGTGCTTACTCAATCGTAATTGAATTATCTACCTCATTTCCGAAAACATCCCAACCAATACGCTCACGTCTTGCAAACATTTCTAAACGTGGTTCTTCGCTTACCGTTTCTATTAAGTCTTGGAAAAATTCAGGTTTCTTGCTGTGTTTGCCAGTTCTTTTAACCTCGAACCAAGTTGTATCTATTCTATCGACTTTAGGCATTCGGCCTTTTCTACCAAGTATTAGAAATTCATTAGTAGGGCAATAAACCCCACCTTGTCCTTTACCCATAGGTTTTTTACACCAAGTTAGGGTTTGGCAATATTTAAAACCCCAAGCCTTTAAAACTTCAAAAGAAGCAGGTAAATATTTTTGAGTAGTCCATAAATACAACTCACAATTTTCATCAGCTAATTTGTTTAAAGGTAGTTTTTTAATTTCGTCAATAGTCATATAACTATAAGGCAAAGGCTCTGCTTTTTCATTATGTTTATCACTAAAAACGCTTTTACTACTTCCTGTACCCCATTTGCCGTATTTCCAAGGTGGGTCTATAACTATGGTTTTGTATTTCTTCATAAGTCTGTGATTTTAAACCGCCAAAACTACAGGTAACAACGTGTATAATCTATTGCTACTTTCTGCTATTTCAAAGGCTTGTTATTATTAATTTACTTTCTGTTTTATTCAAAGTTTTAGCGTATTTAAACGCAACATATCATACACAAGCACGTTAACTTAAACAAAGTTAGTAAATAAAAACCAAAGCAACTGTTAATTAAATGTTAAAAGAATTTTAACTCTGGCTTTTTAATGTAGTTATCTGTATCAAAGTAGATGCTTTCTTTAAATAAATGTATTCTTTCTATTCTGTGAAGAATAAGTTGCTTTACAAGTCTAAACCTTTGATTAGCATTTATACATCTAAACTTAACAGCCTTACCTAACCTATGTGCATTATCAGTATTTAACTTCAATCTATCTGCATAAGCCTTAGACGTATAACCTAATTCTATGAATGCTTGTAGCCTTTCTTTTCTTAAAGCCTCATCTAATATAAATACAGGTTCACTTTCCATAAACATCTTACCACTACCTAACTTATCTGGACTATCGAACATAGACCATTTAAGCACTTTTAAGCCTTCTGTATCCATTTCTTTAGTATAAGCATCTGTATAGTCTACTTCGTGCTGATATTTGATTAAATCCTTTCTTTTGCTGTACCAACTCATAAGTGTTATCTATCTATTCGTTCTCTAATATACTCTTTCTGCTTACCCTCTAAATAAGCTATCTCTCTTTGTAAGTAATCTAATGCTTTACGTAAGTCTTGCAATTCATCCTGCTTTTTACCTGCTCTTGCTACATACTTCATAACATTAAACCTAAAGAAGTTTAAATTATAATCAATAGCCACATCTATAATATCATAATCTTTACCTGTTTCATAATGTAATTGTGTACTTCTCATAATTTACTTGTTTTTAAGTACGCTATAATAAATAGCACTACTAATATTATTATTACTGTTTTCATAATTCTCTTAAATATTCTCTTATTCTTGATTCACTTAAATTAAGCACATAAGCAATATCTTTAATAGATACATTATACTTTGATTTTAATAAGTTAGCTTTGTTAGACTTCTCTTGTGTTTCTGGTTTTACAATCTTTGTGTATTCTCCTGTTGCAGAGTTCCAATTTGTTCCTTTCATTTTATTTATATATTAATGTTATTGTTATTTCACACTACAAATCTACAACTTATTTCCTTAATAAGTGTTAACGAAACGTTAAAAAAGTTTTTTTATTGAAGCAAGACCTTCTTTTAGCACATAACTATACTTTGTTATCTTACTGTTTTTATTGAAGTCTGTTGTCTTAGGACACTTAAAAGGTATTGGATTACTATTTAAAATAACACCTATATTTTTAGTTATATTAAATATGTATATCCCTTTTTCATCTGTAACAACATAGATGAATATTTTGTCTTTTAATTGAGATGACTGGTAGTTCTTAAACAGCTTAAGACACTCTATTAGTTTATCACTATAATACTTTCTTCTGTTCTTTATCTCAACAATATAATTACTATCTTCAGCATCATAGGAACTAAAATTATCCTTACAAAGAATAAGATTAGTTCCATAGTTACTGTTTATGAAATCTATAGTGGATTTCTCATTCATTATAATTACATTAGTACATTAATTACTGTGTCTTGATATAGAGCCAAGTTTTGAGTTCTCACTATGAGTTATCCATCTAATATTACTTAATGTATATCCATCATTTGAGTTTATTCTATCTATACTTGGAGATAATTTTCTATCATACCCAGATTTAACCCAGTTGTCATAAAGTTTATTAAAATATTCATTATTAATTGACCATTCATAAAATAAATCTCTATCCAAAATATCTAACCCTTTGTAAATATGCCTCTTAACATAACCACGAACTCTCCTGTTCATATTATTATAAGTAAGCATTAACTTACCTTTCTTTGTTTTCCAATATTTTCTGTTATTAGAATTTATAGCATTTGCTCTTTCTTCTTTTGTTTTGTATTTTTTATTCGCCATTATCTTAAAGGGTATTTAGTTTCTTTGTAGTCTTCTAATATCATAGGAACTGCAATAGCTTCTTTACCACCTATCACTACACCACACCCAATAGCAGGTTTTAACCCTGCCTTAGCATAACCAAAAGCATACTCTTCGTGATTAATACCACAACCTACTTGCATACCAAATATTCTATTGTTTCTACCAACAACGTACTCTACATAAAGTTGTGTATGTAAATGACCTTGAACCATAGACTGTAAATCCTTTTTACATTTAGTCCTTGCAGTACCACCTTCTCCGTGAGCATAAAGCACACCATCCACCTCTAACTCTGTATGGAAATTCCAAGTAGGAACTTGCAACACTTCATTATAATCCTTAATCCATTCTCTTGGGATGCCACCTGTTTGAGCCTTACGCATTATAATTCTACTATGATTACCTATAATTACATCTACCTCTGGAAAGTGCTTGTAATATCTATTAAGCCTTTTGATAGCTAAAGACAACTCATCTCCACCACCCATACCATTAGCATCTGTTTCGTGATATGAACTATAGTGATGGTCTAATTCATCTCCAATATGTATAACTCTATTACAATTATACTTATTGTAAGTATCTACCAAGAAATCTAAATAAGTATCTAAGTCAAAAGGACAATGTGTGTCTCCTATAACTAAAACTCTTGATTCTTGATTGTTTTGCCTATAATTCATAAGCATTTGCTCTTCGTCTTTAGATAGACGATACCTGTTTGATTTGTTTAACATCTGTTACTAATTTTAACATTTTTTTACATTCATTAAATTTATCTTTAGCTTCATCTTTATAGAACTCTAAAAACAAACTATAAACTCTTCTGATTAAAGCAAACTCTGTTTTAGCACCTTTAAGTATTTTATGTGCTTTAGCTTTACCATAACCTTTAAAGTATTTTACATTATCAGCAGTATCTCCCATTATCATTTGAT